TTTTAAAAATTTTAAAAAAGCATTATTTGCTGGAGATGAAGAAGGAATGAAAAAAGAATATATAAGAGGATTCTATCCTTCTGAAAAAGATCGTAAAAACAAAACTAACTTTCAAACTTTAAGTAGAAATCAATTTTTTAAAAAATATTTTTTAGATAAATAATATGATTAATACTGGACTAGGTACATTTGAAACATCACAACAAGAAATAGGTTCTTTATATAATCAAACTAGAACAGGTTTTTGGGATTCTGCAGGTGCTACTTTTTATAATGCTTGGAATTATAATCCTACATCTTCTGTGTTTAGAGCAAAAGATCAAATAAAAGCATATCAATCAAGTAATACTTATTTAAATAGGGATGATTTAAATAAACAATATGGATATTTAGGATTAAAATTTGAAGAAGATACTAGAGAAGGTTTAGTTAATTATTTAGTTGAAAGAAAAGAATTAGAACAAGAAAGATCAAATATAATTTCAAGAGGACCAGAAGGTAAATTAGCTAAAAGTTTTTTCTTTTTAGAATCTCTTGCTACAGGTTTTATAGACCCAATAAATATTGCAGCATCTTTTGTACCTGTTGTTGGTCAAGCAAGATTTGCAAACATGGTAGCTCGTTCTGGAAAAAATGTAGCTAGAATGAAAAAAGGTTTTGTAGAAGGTTTAGTTGGTAATGCTGCTGTTGAACCTCTTGTTTATGGTGTGGCTAAATCAGAACAAGCAGATTATGATATTTATGATTCTTTTACAAATATAGCTGTAGGTGGTTTTATTGGTTCTGCTGCTCATGTTGGTTTTGGTAGAATAGGAGATTTTCTTGCAGAGCAAAGAGGTAAGCCAAATATTTATCAAAGACTAGCTGCAATTTCACCAGAGAATCAACAAGCATTATTAAAACACGCTGTTGGTAGAGTTGTTACCGGAAACAAAGTAGATACTGGAAATTTTATTGTTGAAAAAACTAGAGTAGGTGATGAACAATTAAATAAACTAGACGATCAAATTAAAGAATTTAAAACTTTATATAAAAATTCTTTAGAAAATAAAGATAGAAAATCTGCAAAAATATATTTACAAAATATAAGAAATTTACAAAAAACAGAAAGAGATTTATTTGAAGCTAAAAGACAAGCAAATGATAATTCTAAACTGCAAGACCAAACTGGTCTTAAACCAGATAATAAAAAAAATCTAACAGAACAAGAAGAAATAAGAATAGAAAAAAATACATCTGAGTTAGCTAATGAAGCAGAAAATACTAATTTAACAAATGAATTAAGAAAAAAACAATTAGACATTAAAGATGAAGATTTAGGTGATGCATTTACTGCAGATAGAGTTGAAATTGAAAAAATAGATAAATCTATAAAAAACAAAACAACAATTAGAGAAGCTATAGAAGCTGGAACTAACTGTACTAAAAGGAACTCTTAATGGTTACTATAAAAACAATTAATAAATGTTTTAAAGAGGTTAAAAGATTAACTGGTGATCTTTTGCCAGACGAACAAATAAATCAAATTTTAGATGAAGCTAAAATAAAAATTGAAGAAAACAAATTTCAAGATTTAGAATCTAAGACAGACAAAATATTAGCAGAAGAAATTGCTGATAAACTTGAGTACGACCAAATTGTTAAAAAAAGAGAATTAGCAGAAAACAATTTAAAGGCTTTAGACACTTATCAAAAAGTTATTGATGCTGTAGATTTATCTGAAGGAAAAATAAATCCTATAGAAGCTGTATCAGCAATATTAGTTGGTATGCAAAAATTTTCTAAAATTACTAGAGATTCTATTGGTGCAAAACAACAAGCATTAGAAGATACTGAAATTACTAGACTTGTTAGGAATATTAATAATGTAAGTGATACTGCTTGGAGAGATTTTACTGATGGCAAAATGGATATAGAAATTGCAGATGAAATGAAAGGTTTACCCACAGGAATGAAAGATGCAAAAAATATTGCAATGGTTTTAAAAAAATTTCAAAGTGATTTAAGATTAAGATTAAATGATTTAGGAGCTAACATAGGAGAGTTAGATGATTGGATTACAAAAATGTCTCACGACACAGAAAAAATGGGAAGAGCTGATATAGGTTCAAGATTAATTTCAGATAATAGATATGCTTGGAGAGAATATATAAAAAGTAGATTAGATTTAAAAAGAACTTTTAAAAATGTAAATGAGCCTGTAAAAATTAATGAAATTTTAGATAGCATTTTTGATAGTTTAATGTCTGGAGATCATACAAAATATAGTGGTGCAGATAGTATTTATGGAACAAAAAATATAACTAATCGTTTAAATGCAACAAGAGTTTTACATTTTAAAAACGCACAAGCTAGACAAGAATATAATATTAAATTTGGAGAACCCTCTTTAAAGGAAAGTATATTTTCTGTATTAGCTACAAGCTCAAGAAACATTGCTTTAATGCAAGAATTAGGAACAAATCCTAGAAACACTTTAGATAAAGTTTTATCTTTAATGAAAAAAAAATATAAACAATCAGACCCAAAAATGGTTGCACAATTAAATTTTAAAACTTTTGCCAATCAATTTGCTGAATTAGATGGAAGTATTAATGCTGTTGGAAATCAAACTTTAGCAAAAGTAGCAATGGTTGTTAGATCAACTGGTAACATGGGTAGATTAGGTATGGCTCAAATAACATCTTTTGGAGACATAGCTCAGTATATGGGTACTACAAGTTTTCAAGGAAGAGGATTATTAACTGGTTTGTTTGAAGCTATGTCTGGATTATTTAGAGCAAATGATAAAGCTGCAATGGAAATTATGCAAATTACAACTAACTCTATAAGTGCTACAGCTTTTAGAGGTAACATTTATGGTGCGGCTGATGACACTTGGGGAAGAATGGGTAGATTACAAAATACATTTTTTACTTTTAATGGTTTGAATGGATGGATTGCAAGTTTAAAAAGTTCTATGGCACTTGGTTTATCAAGACATTATGGAATGTTAGCTGAAACAATGTTATCAGATTTAAGTGTAAGAGAACAAAATTTTTTAACATTGTATGGAATAGATGATGGTAAATGGAATATGTTGCGTTCTATCAAAACTTTAGCTGTTGATAATAAAAGATATATGACAGCAGAAAGTATAGATGACATTTCTAATGATGCCATTATTAATTATGTTGGTAGAAAATTAAGTCAAAGACAAATTAGAAATTTTAAAAGAGATTTACAATTAACATGGAAAAATGTTTTAGTAGATCAAGGTATGCATGGATCACCAGAGCCAGATGCAGCAGTTAGAGCTATAACAAATCAGGGTTTAGAAAAAGGAACTCCAATGGGAGAAACTATTAGATTTATAATGCAGTTTAAAAGTTTTCCTATTAGTATGTGGAAAAAAATTATTGGTAGAGAATTATATTCTTATGGACCAAATGAAAGCAATCTTGCAAAACTTGGTGGTTTGTCAAGTGTTATGTTATTAGGTACTTTTTTTGGTTATATAGCAATGTCTACAAAAGATATGCTTATGGGTAGAACACCTAGAGACCCTAAAAAAATGGGAACTATAATGCAAGCATTTGCACAAGGTGGCGGTGCAGGTATTTATGGAGATTTTTTATTAAGTGAATTACAAAATGAATATGGTAATGGTATTTTTGAAACTGCACTTGGACCAACTGCTTCTGATGTAAAAAAATTATTAGATATGGTTCAATCTATGAATGAGCCTAAAAAAGCAGGTAAAAAATTTATGGAATTAGCAGAAGGACATACTCCATTTTTAAATCTATATTACACTAAAGCTGCTTATGATTATTTAATTGGTTATCAAATTAAAGAAATGCTTGATCCCGGATATTTTGATAGAATTAAAAAGAAACATGAGGAAAAAAGAGGTCAAAATTACTTTTTAAAACCGGGTTCTATTATACCGGATATTAATTAATAAAAGCTAGGAAAAAGAATGAAAAAGCATTATAAACAAGAATATTTATTTACAAAACCCTCAATAAAGAATAAAGGTTTTTAAGACATGACAGTATCAACAACAATTAT